GAGGTCGTCCAGGTATTCACGGGCTCGTTCTTCCGCGTCGTCGCGGTAGATCTCGCAACGCTCCAGTCGATCCTCAAGATCGCGGATGTAGCGCAGCATTTCGGGGAACGCAGTGTGAAGCGCTGAGATGAACTCGGCGTCACGCTCGGTCATGAAGTCGGCCACCGAATGAATGTCCAGCTCCACAACCTCACTGGGGGTCTTGTCAACCGGCATCACACACCAGCCGCCGATCATGTCGTTGGGCTTGGCGTACCAGCCGGTCACGGCTCCTACGGTTTTCGCCCACTGCTGATACAGCGCATCGAGAAGTTCTTCTTCCATCAGACGTAAATCTCCCCGGTGTAGCTAATGGTGGCGGTCTGAGTCTTAGGGTCAACCTCGCTGAGATCGACTTCGATAACCGAGTGATCGACAAAGCCCTTAGCGGACATCTCAGCCACAGCGAAAAGGAACAGTCGGTGTTCCATCGCTTCCCAATCCTCAGACTCCAAGTCCTCTTGCAATACCGGGAACTGGACCACGTACTTGTTGTCGATGATCTTGTTGAACATGGTTTCCTAACCGGGGAGGGGCGCTAACCCCTCCCCTTAGCTACCGATTAGTCAGACAGCGCGGAACGGAGCCAGCTCCTGCATCATCTGCTCGTCGTTCTGGGAAGGCCGTTCCGGCCCGTAGTAATCCTCAACGACGTACCGAGCACCATCGCGGTTTACGTAAGTCACCGGGTCATGACCGCCGTGACCCCTGTACTTGACGCCATCCGGCACGTCGGACCAGTGCGGGAATTCCGGGATAGGGTTAGCGACCTCACCGAGGATGAATCGCTCAGGGAGCGAGAACGGAAGCGGAGACGTGGTGAAGTAGTTGTTGGGGTGGGTAAGCTCCTCGACTCGCTTCTGGAGTCGAGTAACCTCACCCGAAAGGTCGTCAATCACAAGGCTGAGATTCTTAGCCTCCTCCTCGTACCGGTCGGTGATCTCCTTAAGCATCTCCGGGGATTTCCAACCAAATTCCTTGAGCTTAGCGAGCACAGCGGAAATGCCTTCGGCTTCCGCCGCCCGGCTAACCATGTCCTGTTCCGACCACGGAACGTAGTTGTCACTGCCAACGGCATCCAGGATGCCGTCAACAGCGTTGGAGTAGATTTCGGCCAGGTCGAAAACAGTCTTGGTGTGCATTGCTACCCTTTCAGTAGGTAAGGATCGGTGATGTTCACCAAATCCTCTTTCTTGACGTAGAACGAGCCCCAGGAACGACCGCCGACTTCCGGGTCGGTGTCGATAAGGACTCCTCGCATGGTTTCCCGCATGATCTCGCCGATTCGCTTGGCTCCCCATTCCGCGTGCTCTTTCGGAATAGAAGCGAGGACTTCATCATGAATGGGAAGACGCAGGTAAGGGGAGAACCCCTCATCGTGCAGACGCAGCAGCGCCCGGCACGTAACGTCACGTGACGTTGACTGCACCACGTAATTGAGCGCGGCATAGAACCGCTCGGGGTCCACAGGGATTCTGCGACCCACTGGAGTAGTGATATAGCCGTCTCGTCTCGCCTGATTGGCGAGCCTGGTACCGAAGTCCTCCACACCCGGATACGTCCGGCTGAATGCGTCCAGGACGCGCTTAGCGGTCGGGAACGGGATATCGAGCTGTTCGGCCAGGTTGGCGGCTCCGCCGCCGTAGACCTTTAGAAAGTTGGCGGTCTTGCCGTATTTCCGCTCAGGATCATTCTCGGTGATGTGGTCACCGAATGCGGCCCTAGCGGTGATCAGGTGGAGGTCAAGCTCTTTCTCGAATGCTTCCCTCATGGTTCGGTCACCGGACAACGCAGCGAGGACCCTAAGCTCCTGCGCTTTGTAGTCGATGCTGGCTAGTACCTGTCCCTCGTCAGAGAGAAAGCAACGCCGGATAAGCCAATCACCAGAGGGGAGAGTCTGAGCCGGAATGCCGGTAATCGACATTCGAGCTGTACGTGCTCTCAGCGATCGAATATGCGCGTGACACCTGTCATTGGCGTCTCTGGAATTGAGGAACTTATCAACCCAGGTCTCACGCCATTTACGAGCTTTCTTAGCCTCGACTACGGCGGTCGCAAAAGGATCACCTTCTTTCTTAAGTTGTCCCAGTAGGTGTTTATCAACCTTGCGTTTACCCGAAGGGGTGCGCCCGGTGATCTTCACTCCCCGAGCTTCCAGAACATCTGCAACCTGCTCGGTTGAATTAACGTTCTCGCAGCCGTAGGCCTGCGCAATGCCGGTCCGCAGCTCCTCCTCCATATGGAGGGATTCACTAAGCTGCTTAGTGTATTCGACATCCAGGAGGAATCCTGTCCGCTCCATGATGGCGCAGACTTCCGCGATCTCGTGTTCCTGTTCGATCAGGTCTACCGAGGTCTTAGGCACCTTAGGACTAAGCGCATGAACGAGCCGGAAAGCGAGAATCGGATCAATCCCGGCATAGAGCCGGTACCTGATTTCGCTAAACGGAACAATCGCCCAGATTTTGTCCTTGGTGGTCTTGTACTCCCGCGCCAACTGTGCGGGAAGCGTCTTGATCTCATCCGCCACCCTGGCGTCGATGTAGTGCCGGGTAACGTCCTCCAGGCCGTGACCGAATCCGCCGTCTTCTCGGCCTCTGGGATCAACCAGGTGGGCGAGAATCTGAGTGTCGGTGACCTTAGGCCACAACTCCTCCATCGGGATTCCGAGGTGCTTGTCGATCACCTGGAGATCGAACGACGCATTGTGAAGGGCGAAGCCGCCGACGCCCTTGAGCGCCAGCCGTACGTCCTCTGCGAAACGCCCACCAAGCTCTACAGGCACCACCCAGGCCTCGTGAGCGGTGCCGAACTGGACCAGGCGGAGCCTGTACTCCGGGGAGTAGATGTCGAGGCCGGTGGTCTCGGTGTCGAGGCCAAGCATGTCCAGGTTCCCGCGAATAAAGTCACGGAAGCCCTCTAGGTCGTCCTCAGTGTCAACGACGTTAATAACTACCGGCTCATCCGCCACTATATCGCGAAGAACAAACATGGGCTTCCTTACTCGAAAGGATTGACGGGGAAGTCCTGATAGATCGCAGGGGCGATGTCCTTGAGGTAATGGAGCATCGAACCGGTGATGAGCTGCATTTCCTTATCGGCGTGGACGGAATACCGCTTGCGGATAAGGTCTCGCCACGTCTGGTGATTACCAGTGACGACCATCGGTGATTCCATCATGTTGGGCAGCACCGCCCGAGCTGCCTCACGAGACTGCTTACGGCTAAGTCCACGGAGCGAAAGCAGCTCCTCCAATTCCTCGTAAGCCGTCTGGCTTGCGTTGAACACCCGAGCAAGGATGTTCCATGCCTCCACGTACTGGTCGTCATCCTCAATTTCGAGGACCGCAGGAGGGATGACCATTCCGAGGTCGCCAGCGTTGACAAACCGCTGTGACCGAACAGATCGGCCCACAAACGAATGAGTGTTGAACTCGGTGAGGAACGACCGAGACGCCTCGATGTAAAACGTCACGGTGCCGTGTGTGAAGATCGACTCGTGGCCCTGCTCCTGGATATTCGCGAAGTAGGTGGTAGTCGTTGCCGTCGCCGGATTAGGCCGGTTGAACGAGTTGTAGCAGTTACGGCCTGCTACCTCACAGATCGTCTCCGCATCCTTGGCGTGAGGGTCAACCTCGAATCCTAGGTACGCATCAATGAACTCATTAGCGCCAGGCAACAGCGCTGTAGCAGCAAGAGGGTAAACAAGCATTGCTCTCCTTAAGAGGGGCAGCCGTTAAGCTGCCCCTTTGTTCGTGTCAAGTTCTAGACGTGGTTACTTGTCGTTAAGCCATTCGGTCTTGCACTGCTTCTCCGTGCACTCGAACAGCTTGTAGGCCTTACCGGCCTTGGACACACCCGACTTGAACACCATCTCGCCGTGAGCGCAGAAACGCTTCTCACCGTTAGGTGCAGTCTGCGGACCGGAGTTACCGCCGCCAGAACCGCCAGCCGGAGCCGGGGAATCCGGTACCAGATCAGAGAAGAACTTAGCGCCGGAGGCAGCCAGCTCAAGAACCTCCTTGAACAGCGGATCACTCATGGTCTCCACAGCATCCGCCGTGTCGGCGGCGTGCAGGACCACCCAGGGGTCGGCGTGACGGCCTTTGCCTTTGAGGGTGACGGAAATGCCCTTGCCCTCGGACTCCGCCTTAGGTGTGATCTTAGTTGCGGGAGTGCGCCGCGTCCGAGCGGGCTTCTCTTCGGTAGCAACCTCAGTGGTCTCGGTTTCGGTCTGGGCCTCGTCGGCCGCAGCGGTGGTGAAAGGATCGGTTTTAGCCATTGTTCTCCTTTTTGAATTTCCCGACCCATGCATAAGGGTCGATATTGCGCGGCAGCCAATTAAGCAAGTGCGCTACCGTCACGATTGCAAACACCCGGATAATCCAGGGATGCCGGTCGAGGCCGCGATCAACGGCCTCGCTCAGCAACTCGCCCTCATCACAAGCGATCTCGTGATAAAGGACCAGAGCGGCGAGTACCGCCCACATATCCCTACCGGATAGGGCACGCGCCATTGGCGCAATTCTCGTCAACACCGTCAGCGACGGCCTTAGCGAATGCAGCGTCGTACGCCTCCTTAGTGATGCGCTCATAAGGCGACTGAGGCCTGGACTCTTCCGGGAACACGGTTGCACCCTTGATCAGTCCGCCCCACCTACGCAGCAACACCTCCAGGTCCGAAAGCGAATACTTGAGCGGATCGAAATTCACGGTGTAGGACACCGCGTTATCCGCCCAGATGCTCTGGTACATGGCTTGGAAACGGAGCATGTCGGCAGGTTCGAGGTCGTTAGCGCCCTGAACCAGGTCTTCCGCCTTCTCATCCCCGTACCGTGCGGCCACCTGCTCAAGCAGGCTGTCTTTAGTGGCGATAGACACCACAGCCGTGTTATCCGCGTACTGGTCGTCTTCCACCAGGTAACCATCCGCCTCGTACTGAGCGAGCGTCTTAACCTGGTCCGGGTCGAGCTTAGAGAAGCGCACCCGTCGAATGAAGTACTTCGAGAAGATCGGGTGAATGCCCTCGGAGACACCCGGCAGCTTGGCGATACTGCCTGTAGGGGCAACCGTCCGTTTCTTCACCGGCACAGGGATACGCAGCTCGTGCGAGTACGTAATGGACTCATTGTCCACGACCTGAGCGAAACGGTGCAGGTCCGTACGGAACTCCGCATCGTGCGGAGCATCCGCGTACTTGATTCCCTTAAGCGCCAGTGCCGACGCCACCCCGAGATGACCGACGCCGATCCGGCGATCCTCGGCAAGCACTGCGGCCTGCTTAGGATCGGACACATCCCCGTAGGTTGCTCGAATAAGGAATCGAGTCATCAACTGGTGCGCCCGGTAGATGTCCTGAGTCCATTCACCATCTTCGCCAACAAAAGCAGCGAGATTTACGTGGCCCAAATTACAGGGCTCCCAGGCTCGGAGGGGTATCTCTCCACAGGGATTAGTGCAGATCACCTCATTAGGTTCACCCTCGTTCGAGTACGAGGAATCCCAGAAGCCCGGCTCACCGTTAATCCACATACCCTCCGCAATACGGAGGAGTACGAAATCAACATGCTCCTTAAGCATCGAGTCGTCAGCTTTAGCAGGCGACTTAGCGATCTCCCAGAACTCGCTATCCACTTCCACCGAAATGTTAGTGGTCCAGTGCTGGGACGAATCCTCTTTGCACCTAAGGAACGCGC